GACGAGCGCAGCGGCGATGAAAGTCCACGAGGAGGCAGTGGCGTTCGTGCAGAGCTTTACCGCGGCTGACGGGCTGAAGCTGAGCGACCGGCTTTGGCGGCTGGATCAGGGGGCCAGGGAAACCTTGAGCCGGGCCATTGGCCAGGCGGTGGTGAGCGGGTGGGACGCGGCCAAGGCTTCGGCGCAGTTCATGTATGACGGGCGGGCTGTGCCGCTGGACGTGGCAGCGCGGCTCAAGGGGGCCAAGGCGGACAGTCTTACTCGAGCAGCGGATTTGCTCACCGGCGACGGCGGTGAGGTGTGGAAGGCAGACCGGGTTTTCAGGACCGAGATCAACCGGGCGCATGGCACGGCCTACATGGCGGGCGCGGAGCAGACGCCGGGGTTTGTGGGGTTTCGGTTTTTGCTGAGCCCGCGCCATTTTCAGCCTGACGTGTGTGATTTACTGGCCGCCCAAAACCTGTATGGGCTTGGCCCGGGGGTTTACCCCACAGCGGACAAAACCCCGTGGCCGGCGCACCCGAACACTTTGAGTTTTGTGGAGATGGTGTTTGCCGAGGAGGTGAGCGCCGCCGACCGGGCCGGCAAAGAGACGGTGACCGATGCCATGGGGCGCATGAGCGCGGAGGTTCGCGAGGGCATTCTGGGCGTGGAGAAGTCGGCGCTGAATGACGACGGCAAGCTGAAGCCCTGGATGATTCGAAGTCCGCTTTATGCGGTGAAGGCGCGGCTTGCGCGGGATGGGAAAGCGTGAGTTACTTCGACGCCGCGCTGGAGGTCCACAAGGAACGGTTTGAACCTTACCGGGCATTGATCGTGCTCGATGACAAGGCCTTGCGGCGTTACGTGATGTGCTGGGGGCCGCAGCTGGTGAACCGGAACAATGACTATCCGCTGGACAGCGGCATGGCGGACTTATGGAACTGTGTAACCGTTGACTACCAGGCGCTGGCGGACCTTACCGGGCACAGCTTGCCCCAGGTAATGTGCCACTTCAGGCAGGCGCAGGGCCTGCAGCTGATTTACCCCGATGGCACGGTGGCCGAGGCGGTGACAGATGTTTTGTGCAAGAAGCTGGAGGAGCAGGGCGGGCTGCGGTGATTTTAATTACCGGGATTCCGGTAATTAAAATAAGCGGTAGTCAGCCCTTTGCCTCACGGTCAAAAATTACGCTCGAATCAGGCGGCACCAACTTAAGGGCTGCGTTGATGGCGTCGCGCACATCTTTGGCGGTTGTGCCTGGTGCGACGCGGATGTTCAGGACGGTTCCGCCCTGGGTTTGACCAGCCAGCACGAGACGGGTGAGGGCATCGACCGCGCTGCACCCTGTTTCTTCCATCTCATCATCTATCGCTTGCTGGATAGCGAATGAAAGAGTTGCGTTTTCTTCGAATGAAGCTTGCAGGCGGGCGATGAGCTCTGCGTTAAATGTCCTGTTGCGGGCCGCTGCTGATTCATGGATTGCCTCATGCAAATCAGCTGGTACGCGCAAAGCCGTGCGAATGTATTGATCTTGGGTTGCCATGGCTTATTTTACAAACTGGCTTCAATTTGGTGTTGACTTCACAATGAAGCTGGTTTATATTTATTTATCGGCTTCATTGTGAAGCCGATAAAAGGAGAATCATGGACAAATTACCGAAACCGAAACCAACGGGAGTCCGTTTGCCTGATGAGTTGCGCAAGTGGCTGAAACATCAGAGCATCGATAACCATCGCAGTCTCAATTCTGAAATCATTTTTCGCCTCGAGGAGTCGCAACGCAACCAAGCAGAGAAAGAAGCCACCCATGCCCACTAAGCCCAAAAAAGAAAAAACCCCGGCTGCGTCAACAGCCGAGGTTCCGAGTGTCAATCCCACCAAACCAATCGAAAGGACTAACGTCATGAATTCTAAACCCGCCAAGAAATCTGCGCCAATGATTGCGCTCACGTTTCACGAAACCGTTTTTCAGGTCATTGATGATGATGCTAAGCAGTGGCTAAGGGGTACCCAGGTTGGTAGTGCCTTGGGGTACTCGGACCCCGGCGCTGCCATCGCAAAACTGTACGAACGCAACGCCGCCGAGTTCACTGAATCAATGACCAAAGTGCTTGATTTGCCAACAGCAGGCGGCGTTCAGGCGACTCGAGTCTTCAGCTTTCGCGGAGCCCACCTGCTGGGAATGTTGGCCAAGACCGAGAGAGCCATTGAGTTTAGACGGTGGGCGCTCGACATTCTCGATGGCGAAGTGCTTCCGCAGGAAGTTGGCCGGTTAAGCCCAAACCAACGGCTGATGCACATGAAAGAGCGGCGTAGTCTGGCGCGTGAAATCTCTGGGTGTGCAGAGCGTGGCTTGGCTGAGGATCTGCACGACATTTATTCGGATGTGTGCCGGACGCTGGGCCGGACACCCCGGAATCTTGCTGTGCTGGCACCCGGTTTGAAGCAGGCGCGTTTGGGCTTTGAAGGAGACGCAGCATGATCTACACGATTCAAATGCAAGCCTTCAACGCCGCTGCTGAAAAGTTCGTTCAGATATTCGAGGCTGCTGGGCGGAGTGCAACGCAAGAAGGGGCAGAGGCTTACATAGCCATGATGAAGCTGGCCCCTGATCGCATCCGCTCTTTGTTCATGATGGGTGGTCAGCGCGATGGATTGATTCCCATGGCGGTTACCCGACCACCGGCGGGGCAGTCGTATTGGGACTGGGTATATTCGCCCGCTGACGCTCGCCAGCGCTTGCTAGCCTGCACCACGCAGCCTTCTATCGACATGGCGCGGCAACTTTTAAAGGATGCATGCAAGGCCGCAGGGGTCAGCATGGCCCCTTACAGCGTGCCACCCGCAACGCCGGTACAGGTTGCGTCACCTGAATACCACTCCCGCTTGCTTGAGATCCTCGCTGATTTGGAGCAACGCCTTGCCGTGGCCACGGACGCTGAGCAAGCGCTGTACCTGCATGCCCGGCTTGCTGGTTTTCTGGCCGAGCAGGGTAGGCCGGTACCGGATCTGCAAACAGCTGCGCCCATGGTGCCGATACACGCCGTGAACTTGGCTGCGCTGCAAACTCGCGTGGCAGCACGCCTGGCCCGTGAGGACGCAGAAACCGAGCGCGAACTGGACATGTGCGAGGCAAGGATAGAGGTTGAAACTGCGATCTCCCGATTCGGACAAGACAGCGACCAAGCCCGCATGGCAATGGCGAAAGCGATCCAATACCTGCCGGCTGATTTAAAGGCTGGCGTTGACGCCAAAGCCCGCGAGCTGGGCCTGATGCCGCCTGCCAGCGGGTACACGGTGGACGGTGAGCCGGTGTTTACCGTCGATGCCCTTGCCAAGCACTTCGGAATGGACCCCGAGGAGGTGATGCAGAACGCGGGAGATTGCTCTATGACGGTGGATGCAGCCAGCATTCACCGCCCGCAGTGAGAGGTGCATCATGAGCGCATCCACCACCAACCCCAACGCCATCGCCTTCGATCAGGAAGAGGCTGATTTCGCCTTGGTCGACGCCGAATCTGCCTACCGTGGCGTGAGTGCTTTGGTTGAACTTCTCGGTGCTTGCCAGCCGGGTCAGCAGATCACTGGCATCTTTGTTCACAGCCTCCTGCTCGATGTGCGCATGCATCTTGACAACGTGGTCAGCAGCTTGCGCGTTCCGATGGTGTCGCATACATTTGAGGCCCAAGAGTTGCAGTGAAAATGACGGGCGCAGATGCTCGTGCAGCCTGCACAAAACGCCACTTAATACGTGGCGTTTTTCTTTGGCATCGCGCCAATTTACCCCCCTTTTTTTGTCCACGTAAACGCTTGAAACTGTGCTCCATCGGTCAGTCCGATGAGAGGCACTATGAAGCGTTCGACCATTTCAATTGCAGCACGGCATTTTCTTCTTGAAGCGGGGGACGCACCTGGACGGGTGCGTTTTCTGAGTCAGGCGGTACAGCTTGCCGATGGCGCTACACAAACGTGGGTGACGTTGACCCGGACGGGCAACTTCCATGATCCACGGTATGGCGATTTTGCGATCACGCCTGACATGCTTGGGCAGATGGTGGCCAATTTTGATTCGCGCGTGCTGGGACAGGACGTGTTTATCGATGTGAGCCACAAGCCCAGCGACGGTGCCGCCGGCAAGGTGCAAAAACTCTCTGTAGAAGGTGGACGCCTGCGGGCACTTGTGGAGTGGACGCCCTTTGGCGTGGACGCCATCAAGCAGCGCGGGTTCGCCTACCTGAGCGCGGAGTATCACGAGGCCTGGAAGGACAACGAGAAGCAACAGCCCCATGGCTGCGTTTTGCTTGGCGCTGGCCTGACGGTGCGCCCGGTGATCAAACACCTGGAGCCGGTGCAGCTCTCTGAAGACCACGACCCAGCTGGGGACGTGCGTACTGCTATTTCCCCATCACTTTTTAAAGAACTCTCGGAGCATTCCATGAACAAGCATTTGAAAGCGCTTTTGGCGCGTCTGATCACCCTCGGTTTTACAGAGGCTACGGCCAAACCTTTCCTTGATGCGGCTGCAGTGCAGATCGAGGCAGCCGGAACGGATGAGGCCAAGTGCCTATCCGTGGCGGACAGTTTTGCAGTGGTGGGCGATGCCGCCATGGCGCAGATCAAAGCCGCTGGCGGCGATGGTAAGAGTGTGACGATCACGCTGGCCGCACCTGAAATCGATATCGCTGGCGCAGTTGCCAAGGCGCTGTCCGACCAGGCTGCAGCTGCAGCCGGTACCGCAACCACACTGGCGGCCAAGCACAAGCTGCTGAGCGACACGATTGCCGAGGGCGACAAGACGCTTACCGCTGAAGGGGTGAAGAAGTTTGCCGACGATTACGCCCCATTGGTGAGCGCTGCGACCACCGATGACCAGGTGAAGCATCTTGCTGGCCTGGCGATCAAACAGGCGCAGGCCCTGGGCGCGGCGACCAAGCTGGCTACGCTGGGCTACAACGCACCGGGCGGACGTGTGCATATTTCGGTGGACAGCTCCAACAGCATCAAGAGCCTGCAGGAGACGACTGACAAGCGCCTGGGCCTGACCAACGATAAAGACTCCAAGCGCTTTGAGCGTACGGGTGGCGAGTTGCTGCTGACGAACAAGGCTTTTGCCGAGAAGTGCCTGGCCGAGTTTGACGCTCTGCACGGCCAACAGCTCGATACCGAGCACAAGGCGCTGGCCGCTGGTGTGGGCAGTATCAGTGATGTGGCGATCCCCAAGATTGCCGAGCGTACGGTGTTGCGTGAGGCGCTGTACAACCTGATGAGTCTGAACCTGGTGGATGTGGGCACTGCGCCGTTTACCAATGTGCTCTCCATCAATTACACCTACCGTGATGCCACTGCAGCCAGTTTGTCAGGCCTGCGCCGCTACGAGCTGCAGGCGATCCGCAAGGCGGGCGTGGTGCAGACAAGTGAAGAGACTCGCCCCATTCCGCAGAAGCTGGCGATGCAGGTTTCCAACGAGCTGCAGCTGCTGATGAGCGCGGCCAATATCGACTTTGCGCCGATTGCCGAGAACATCCGCAACATGAGCCGGATCGTGGGCGAGGACGTGGAGCTGATCAACCTCAACGAGATTGCCGGCAGTGCGGATGAGTTCGGCGCGTTCGCGGTGAGCACCGAGACGCTGACTGCCCAGTGCAACGGCACCAAGCGAATTTTCCCATTGGCACAGTTCCCGGTGGTAAAACCCCGCATGGTGTATGACCTCAAGGGCGTGCAACAGGGCGCAACACTGAACCCGATCGTGGTGACTCTGGCTGCTGGCGTCAAGACGGAATACGTGCAGCCAGCCGATGGCAGCGCACTGCCAGCAGGCCAGTACTACGTGATGGACTACAACATGGGCGAGTTGCAGTTTGTGACCGAAACCGGGGCTGCTTACACACCGCCCAACACCACTGCGCTGACAGTGTCCTACAGCTCCACGACCAATGTGAAGAAGTTCGACACCGACCAGGGCTCGGTGGCCACGGATGTGTTCTATGACACGCTCTTATTTGCCATTGGTGGGCGCAAGGCGGTGATTGAAGATGCTCGGTTCTTCAACCCGAACATGATCCTGATGAGTGGCAATTTGAACAATGCGCTGTCGCAGGCCAAGACGTTCCAGGCCAACAGCTCGCGGGTGGCCACGGGCCTGGCGGGCGACGGCAGTGTGGGCCTGGTCAAGGACATGCCGATTTTCCGGCCACGTGCACCGGGCAGCCTGTTTGGCGATACCCGCATTGTGGTGGGCGAGCGTGGCAACACACGTTTTCGGATGGTCAAGCCCTGGGCGATGACTGCTCTGGAGCAGGCCCGCAATTCAGCTGGTGCGTTCATTGATGCACAGGAAGCCTTCGGCACGCAGTGGGTGGGCAGCCACACACCGACTCAACTCAAGGGCGCGGCGACCAGCATTGTTATGTTCAGCACGACCGGGCGCGTTGCCCGGGCCTAACAAGGGATAACCCCCCCCAAGCGAGAAGACCCCGGCCTGCCATGCGTGCAGGCCGGGCGCTGGCACAAAAACACTGGAGACACCCGAATGAACAAGTTTATTGAGAACACCACGAAAAGCCCGATGTATGTGGCCGGGGTGATGATTCCCCCAGGTGAGGGCGCGATGGTGGATGTACCCCATGAAGAGGTGCAGGCGGTGGCCGATCAGGCCCCCACACTGGCCGAGCAGGCCGTGATCTTGCTCAAGGACAAGGTGGCCACGATTGTGGAGAGCCTGCCCAACCTCAATGATGACGCGCTGGACATGATGGTGGCGCTTGAGAGTGCCGCAGAGAAGCCGCGCAAGGGCGTGGTTGAGGCCTTGGCCAACGAGAAGATCCGCCGTGCCGATGCGGCCTTGAAGTCAGACCCACTGTAAGGCTGGATGCACATGAGCGGCACGATGGCACTGGTGGACTTGGTGGATGACTTGAAGCGCAGTCTGCATGACAGCGCGCAGGTTTTCAACGCCGAGAACGATGCGGATTTTGAGC